AGTAACACTTCAGCCGTGTGCAGCGCCGTCCGGCGATTCGGATGACTAAATACGTTGTTCGGCGCATGTAAGGTATTGCGCCGGCGCGGTGCCTCTGCTACATAATCCGGGATGTCGCTCCGGCTGTAGTTGGGCAAAAAAAATTAGAAATCTGGGCGGCGAGATTAGAAACGGGGCGGGCGCGCGGGATGAGCCGGCCATTCGGCCAGCTCGTTTTCGCACGGGTCCTCAATTGTCAATCGACGGGCGTTCGATCAGCCGTCGATCACCGTCACGGACAGACAAAGCCGGCCGTCCAATCGACCAGCAGGATCACACCGTCAATCGTCATCCCCCGACTCGCCGCGGAGCCGGAGACGGACGGCCACGCCGGCTTGGTCCCGCCATAGATCGTCGCGCCGACAGACTCGCCGAACACGTCGCCGCCCGTCCCCGGCAATGCCGTCGTGTCGAACAGCGACCAGTACCCGTCCACCACGCCAGTGCCATTGTTGTCCACCGTCGTCCATGGCGAACCCAGGCCAAGCAGGTAGGTCTGCATCGATCCGGCGCGGCCCTGGTAGACGCCCTGGCTGCCAAAGCGGCATTCGCAATCCTCAATTGTCGCGCCGAAGCCGCCCGTACCGCCGCTGAAGAAATAGCTTGCCCCTAGCCCGATCGCGGGGCTGGTGACGCTGCCTGCGGCGAGTGCCGATGGTGAGCCCGGCCAGATCGCATCAGCGGCGGCCATCGCGTCGGCGGCCGTCGCGTAAGACGCGCCGACAGCGAGGTGGGAAGCCCACGTCGTGTCGTAGCCGCCGGTTAAACCAGACATGTCACAGGCGAACGGCGCCGCCGAGGAAAAGGCCGGCTGCCCGGTCATAAAACCAATCAATAAGCGGGACAGGTTGTGGCAGCAGTTGTACAGATCCGTCCAGATCCACGGGCCGTACAGGTCGCCGTGCTGCATCCAATAGGGGGCGCAGTAGTTGTTGCTGCCTGGCGTTTCAGTGGAGCTGAGAAGGTCGGGCACATCGCCGGGCACGGCGGATGGCGTCCATGTGCCGCCGCCCTGGTAGACGTAGACGCCCTTGTAGACGCCGGCCGTGCCGCCAATCAGGCCGACTCCGGGAACGGCCGTGGCGTATTGGCCACCCTCATACAAGATCGCCTTCATGCCCACCACCGCGGCCGGCGCGGAGGCGAGGTCCCAGGGAGCGCCGGTGCCGCCGTACCAGTGATTGCTGAGCGTATTGCCGGTGGCGTAGAAGATCTGGCGGAATCGCTGGCGCGTGAAGGGCAAGTAAGTCACCACGCCACCGACAGCCGGCGGCGCGGCGACGCCTACCAGGTCGCTGAGCCGCTGAAGAGTCATCATCAGGCCGGGCGGCGGCGAATCGACGTTGTACAGCGGGTAGTAGCTGTTGGCGGCGACTCCGGCCAGGTTGAAGGTCGGATCGGTCCACACCGCGCCCATCAACACCATGTCGCAAATCGCCTGCTGCATCTCAGCGACCGTGAAGCTGGTCAACTGCAGCGGGCCTGGCCAGGGGAACGGGAAGGCGGCCGCCGTCATCGCCGAGCCGGTCCCCTGCAGCTCCGTCGCCTGCACGGCCGGCGGCCCAGCCGAGTAGAGTTTCACTTTGGGGGGCCGCGCGGGATTGACCGGCGGCGCCGTCGTCGGCGTCGCGCCGCCGCCGGCCGGATAGCTGGGCTGAGCGTAGAACATGCCGCTAACCAGCAGCCGCTCCCAGACGGCTGCGAGAAACGTGTTGTAGAACGACTGGTTCGACCAGTCGTCGGTAGCAGCGTAGGGACCGCCCCAACCGGGGTTCGTGTGCGTCGGTGTAGGGCTAGGCATGAGCAAACACCCAACTCCAGATCGGCTGGCTGATGCCCGTCGAGTCTGGCTTGATTAACACCTGGTACTGCTGGCCGCCCGGCGGAACGCCGTCGATCGGCGGCGAATACGGTTGCACCGGCGCGACTGGGACAGTCGCGCCGCACTCGCCCAGCGCCGAGCGCGTCTCCTGCGTCTTGCTCTGGTTGGGGTACGCCTCGCCCTCCTTCTGGCTCTCCAGCTTTTTCACCGCGCCGAGGCTCACCGCGCCGCTGGGCTGCCACCAATTGAGGATGATGGCGTCTGTCCGCACCGCTTCCTGGTCCCAGCGGATCTCGCTGACCAGGCCGGAGATCTGGGCTGCCTGGAAGCCCCGCGCCGATGCGAGCTTGGTGGGGTTGGCGCTGTTGGCCAGGTATTGAGTGGCCAGGTAGCGGGCATAGCTCACCAGCGACGTCTGGTTCTGGTCCGCGCCGTTGTAGGTGCGGGCCCTGAAGTCGGGGCGGCAAATGACGAACGTGTCGCGAGCCGATGCGTTGCCGTCGAGGGCGTTGTCAATCTCGTCGTTAGTGAGTGCCACCAGGCTGCCGTTGACGAGCTTGAAGCCGCAATGGAAGTAGCTCGGTACCCAGTTGCCGGCGCTGTCCTGGAAACAATCTTCGTAGGAGACATGGAAGGTCATGCCTCCGGACGATACCTCCTGAAAAAAGAGGTCGGGGTCGCTCACGTTGGGCTGGCTCACCTGGCCGATGCGCGTGGCAAGCTGGAAGATGTTGCCTTCATTGAGGAACTGCGCCGGCACGGTCAATCCGGTGCTATTGGAGTAAAGGCCAGAGGTCGGGTCCTGCTGCACGACCGACGCGGTCATGTAGATCTCGGCGGGGTTGCCGCTGTTGTCGAAGGTCGAGGTCAGCATCGGGCTGAGCGCCGGCGGCATGAATGCGCTGGCCATCCGGATGAAGCGGTACGCCTGCTCGGCAACGTATGGCGGCTGCCCGGCGAACCCGGCCTGCACGATCGGCGGCAAGCCGCCGACGCCGAACGCGGCGTCGATCGACTGCCACCCCGAACCGCTGTTGACCACGAACTCCCAGGTATCGCCGCCGGGGCCCTGGACATCGTCGGTGCAGGTGACGCGCGTCGGGTAAGAGCTGAAGATCACCGCAGCGCCGCGTCGGTCAAGTGCCGGCACCTGCACGATCGGCAGGGCATCGGCGCCATAGCTGGGCATGTCGCCATCGCCAATTTTGCGGATCTGGCCTGTCCCATCGAGGTTTGGGCAATAGACACAGTTCGCAAGCTCCAGGAGCTTTTCAAGCTCTGTGGGTGCATGGTTGCCGAACCATTTCGCGTCCTGGGGCGCCGGAGTCACATCGAGGCCGTCCGGCACGCTCACATTGTTCAGGCCCATCGTCAACAGACACTGGTAGATCATGTCCGTCAGAGTCATCGTCCAGGTGCCGTCGTCAGCCTGCGTGCCGGTCGGGCTCGGCGTGGGCGTCGGCGTGGGAGTCGGCGTCGGCGTTGGGGTTGGGGTTGGCGTAGGGGTCGCGGTGTCCTGCGGCGGCTGGGGCCGCGTTGGGTTGATGATGCCGTACCGCAGCCTGCCGCCGCGAGGCTCGACGAATCGATCGCGTGAGTCGCACAGGCTAATGTGATACTCGCTAATGAGCGGCGTGGAAGTGCCGGGCACCTCGCCGATCTCGCCGATCTGCACGTCGCAGATCGACACGCCTTGGATGCTCACGTCCGACTGTTGGCCACCGGCGCCCATGCCTTGCGGCGAGCTGTTGTACCAGAGGTCAAGCGTGCCCTGAACGGCGATCACTTTGTTGAGCTTGGCGAACTCGACATAGCTCACCTTCGCGGACCAAACGTTCGGCTTCAGCCCGGCCGTCAAGACGATCGGCCCCTGCATGGTGATGGCCATCGGCCCGGCGTTTTGAGCGCCCTGCTCAATGGGCTCAAAGGTCACCAGCGGGGTCGGGGTCGGCGTCGGCGTAGGCGTAGGAGAATCGCCCGCGCCGGCACTTGGGTCACCGGCCGGATCGCCCGTCGAGCCGTCGCCGGCCACCGTGCCGGCGTCGATGTCGCTCGCGCCGCCGTCCGAGTCGGAGCTGGGGTTGGCCGTCGCCGAAGCCGGCGGCTTGGGCGTGAAGGTGACGATGGCGAATTTGGGTCCGGGGGTGCTTCCCATTCAGAGATCCTTCGCTTCGCTCAGGATGACGGCCAAAGCCGTCACCATCCTGCCTTGATAAAGCCGCCTTGTTGTGACCTGGCCAGGAATTTCAGACCTGTCCCGTTGACGTTGAACGCCGTGCCGCTCGGCGCCAGCGCCGCCGTCGGCGCTCCGGTAGATACGCCGCCATTGAGCTGCGTCTGCGTCGACGTCGTGAGGACGCCGATTGTTCCAGGCGTGCCGCCGCTCCCGCCACCGCCGGCCGTGTAGACCACATATTTCCAGGAGGTGCGGTACTGCACGCCGTCGCCCAGGTCCTCATAGCGCACGTCCGGCGGCTCAAGGTAGGTGAGGTACAGGGCCGTCGGCGCTTTGAGGTACGCCCCCTGGCAGGTTGCCGAGCCGCTTTGAGTGAGAGTCTCCACCGTACTGGGACGCTGCACGACGATCGGGTCGGCGCCGGCATAAGTCTTCACCTCGTAGGTATCACTGAACGTGTTGATCTCCAGCGACTGGGAAAAATTCATCAGCGGGTTGCCGCCGCCGGCCTGGAGAGTGACGAAGGAAGCGCGGAGCCGGCGCTCGCGGATGTACGTCGTCGAGCTGCTCTCTTTCCAGATGATCTGATTGGCGGCCGTCGCCTGCTGCATCACCGAATTGCGCAGCCAGGTGAGCATGTCGGTGGGGCTGCCGACAATCACCAAATCGTAGTCATAGGTAGTGACCAGCCGCTGCTGCTCATCGCGCTCGATCCGCGTGCTGCTGTCCCCATCCACCGCCTCGGCGAGCCCGCTGTTGGGCAGGGGCGTCGCCGTCTGCCGCGCCGATGTGCGGTAGCTGGCCTTGGTCTTATTGGCGTCTCCCGAGCTTTCGTACACGTACTCGGTCACCCAGTTGGGGTCCGGAAAAGCCTGTTCGAACTGCGGTAGAACGACGCTCAAAAAGTAGCTGGGGGCGCTGACCCCGCTCACTTCGCCGGTGCGGACGATCTCTTTGAGGTCGTCGACGCGGACGTGGGTGGAGAGCTTCCAGGTATCGACGGCGCTGGGCGGGTTGCCGATGCCGCGGATCTCGCCGTGGACCTTCAGCCTGAAGTCCATACGGATCGGCGTGCCGCCTGGCTTGCAGTTCCATTCGATGTGCGGGCCGCCGTCGGCGCACTGGGCGGCATACAGGGCGAGCAGCGGGTTGCCGTTGATGCCGCTCACCACGCAGTCTTGCCCGTCGATGCCCAGGTTGGCGTAAGCCGCGGTGAGAGCGGTCGTGAGGTCGGCCGGATCGTCGGCGGAAATATAGCCGTCGATTTGCACAGTGATCTTCGTGCCGGTGCGCCCCTCGTTCGCCTTGACGACTGGCACGCTGTCCACCGACACGTTCTCCACCTGGAAGGCGGACGTGCCGTACGAGCAGCTCAGCAGCGTCGAGAGGTCGAAGCCAGGCATTAGTGCCGCCCTCCCAGGCCCTTGGCCACAACGGCGCGGTGCGATGCCGTCTTAAACGCTTCCGTCTGCGCCGTGACCGCCTGTTTCAATTGAGGCGTGATCTTGGCGGCGACCTGGCTGCTGGCCTCATTAGCATCGAAGCCTACATTCAAATTCTGCACAGTGACAGTAGTGCCGCCCTTGCCGCCGCCGCCCAAATCGTCGGCGAGCTTGCCCACCTGGTCGGCAGCGTCGGACGTCTTAGCGGCGGCATTCGCGGTAAGCCCCACGGCGTCGCTTACCTCGAGGATGCCGCTCAACACTCGCAGCAAGGCTTCGAGCGGCGGCAAGGCCAGTTCGGCTCCAACTTTGAGCAACTCGAGCGCCGGCGGGATCGCCGAGCGGATCACGTCGGCCACGTCCTTCATGATCGCCCCCAGCTCTTCGGTGTGATCGGCCAGGAACTGGAGGATCGGCTCGGACGCCGCCCGCTCGATGCCGTCCAGCGCCTGATGCGCCTGCGCCTCCATGGCGATGTAGGCACGGCCGTTCTTGGCGCTCTGGTCATCGACCACCGCGCCCAGGGCCTCGGCGGTGTCCCCGAACTTTTTCATCTCCTGTCCGGTCAAATTGAAGATCGGGGTCAGTTCCGCGCCGCCGCGGCCCAGCAGCTCCATCTCAACGCGGGTGCGCTGGGCCTGGTCGGGGATTTTCTGCAGGCCGGCATGGACCGCCTCGAAGATCCCCTGGGTGTTCCCCAGGTTGGCCTTGAGGAACTCGGCACTGATGCCCAGGTCCTGGAAGGCTTTCACATTTTTCTCCTGCCCCTCGACAGCGTCCGAGACGTTGCGCTGCAGCAGTTTGAATCCGGAGCTCAGCGATTCGACGCCTACGCCGGCATCCTGGGCGACAGCCGACATGCGCGAATAGAACTCGACGCTGACCCCGGCCTTCTCCGCCGCCAGGCTGGCGTTGGCGCCGGCGTGCCCCACCTCGTCGAACATCTCCAGCAGCGACTTGCCCGCTTCGATCGCGGCGTCGGCCACGCCCAGCAGCGGATCGATCATCGACGCGGTCAGTACCGACCCAAAGCCGCTCGCGCCGCCCTCGCCCGCGGAAATGCCAGCCAGGAACGGCGCGATGTCCAGCCCGAGCGAGCCTATCACTGATCCCGCGTCGAAGCTCATATTGCCGCTCCCAACGGTTTGCCGCCCCTGCCGGCATCGAACGCCGCTTTGGAGGGTGCCAGCAATCCCCGCATGGCAGCCGCCGCCGCGTCGCCGCTGTAATGCACCGACTGCCGGCCGCCGCCGAGGTCGATCGTCCGCTTGCCTGCGCCCGCGCCTGCGCCAGATGCGCCAGCCTGTGTCGCCATGCGGCGCTCGGTCCGCCTTCGGCGTGCGTCTATCAGCGTCAAGGCGAGTTCGAGCGGCATCTCTAAGGCCTCACAGATCCGGGTGGCTGGGCAAAACTCCATCACAGTGACCGCCAACTCCCACGAGCTGACCGCCGCAACTAGCTCTTCATCGTGGCGGTCGCCACTTCCGTAACGACCGCTTGGGAGTTTTTTAGGATGCGGCCCCGCTGGTAGCCGAGGACCGCGGCGACGACGTGGGAGACGATTGCAGGCGACCAGTCCTCGACCGGCGGCGCCGGCGAGACAAAGAGGTCTCGAACGGTTTCGTTCTGCCCTTCCCGCGACTGGGCCCCGATCTGCCCCAGGCGGTCAACGTCGGCGACCTGCAACGGCCGCACCGCCCAATTCTTGCCGTCGATGGCCAGCTCCAGCTCCCAGGGGATGCCGGAGATCTTCGCGATCGCATTGTCGATGTCGTAATGCATGGTGTCCTGTAAACCCGATGGGACGGGCATAATTCAGCGGGGCCGGGGCGGCCCTTAGTTTGGCGCTAATCCGCTCCCGGCTCCCACTGCGGTGCCTAGCATGCACACGTGTGCATAGCTTACCACACGCTCCGCGCGTATCAAGTGCGATAGAGCGCCTGAGCGCCTGCGAGGGATTTGTACGCCTCGCGCGTCATTCCCAAGAGCAATAGGAGTTTAATATGGCTCAGACGAGCCCTTGGCATTCTGTGAAAGAGAGTCATCACCACAACAACACGAAGTGCGGACCTGGGAGCGAGATCCCGCCGCACAATCGCATTTCAGGCACCGGCAACAAGCCGCTCTGTCGGGATTGCGCTAAAACGTGAAAACGTGAACCGGCAGCTTTGGCTCGATCACGCTGTCGGCTCAGACCCCGAGGCCCCCATCCATCCGAACACGATCACTGAAGGGGTTGCGAACAGTTTCGACAGGTCGGGATAGATCCACCAATCGACGATCAGCACATCGTCTTTCACTCCGTCGCGGTCGAGCGTCTGCGGCTTGAGCGGCACGGCCTTGACGAAGTTCTGGTCCTCCGTCGTGGCGCCGAGGTCGTGCGGATGCAGCGTCAGGAGCTGCGCGTAGTTGTATAAGTTGATCACGGTGGACGGGTGCATGATCCCAGAATCGCTGGCGAAGGGGTTGATGTTGGTGAACAACGTTGGGCCGACGTCGGGCAGCTCGGTGCGGACGAGCCCCATGAGCCCGTAGACCCAGTGCCCAAGCACCATCTTTCCCGTGGTTCCCCGCGTGATCGGCTCCACGTTGTATTTGAGTTCGTTGGTCACCTTGTTGGTCGTGCCCAGAGCGTTGCCGTTCCAGGTCGGGTCCCAAGTAGTGCGGCGGGGAGTATAGGTAACATTGGCCATAATCGGCGTCCTCAGCTCGTCTGCTGAATCTCAACTTCGAAATTGAACGCGAACCGCGGACGGTTCCGGTCATCGCGCCCGGCCAGTCCGGGCCGCTGGATGCGGTCGGCGTTGACGATCAGCCAGTGCCCGCTGGCCGTGTTGTCTGCAGCCAGGTAGCCGGGGATCGTCTGCATCCGCATCGGCGTGCCGTCCGCGGCGGTCAATGCGTTGAACAGGATTTCCGCGCGGGCCACAGCCGCCTTGTTGCTCTGACCTACCGTCGCCACCTGCAGGTTGAGCCGGGGCGTCGGGCGCAGGTAATCCGGCTGCGCCGACCGGCCGCTGTAGATGGTGACCACGCTGTAGAGTGCCGGGTCGGCCGACGACTCATTCGCTTCCCAGCGGAACAATTGGTCCAGCGTGCCGGTGGCGTAGTTGATCCCGACCGTGGGAATCAACGCGGCCGCCTGGGCAACCATCCAGCGGCAGAGGCTGTGCAAAAAATCGTCCAGCATCACTTTCTCGGCACGTTCGACCGCTCGCACTCGCACTGCCTGGCTTGACAGGGCGACAAGGGGAGGGGGTGACAAGGCGAGGATCGCGGTCGCGTATTTCTCACGTTGTCACTTTCGCCTTGTCATCTTCGCCGGCCGGAAGAACCCTGCGCCGCTGGCGAGGCGGCGCAGGCTCGGGTGGGCCGTACCAATGCTCCTGTCTGCGAAACCTCCCCGCCTCGCCGCGCCTGATCGGCGCTGTTCGCGGGCGGGATTTTCGTCATGTCACCCCATCGCCGCCTTGATCGCATTCGCCACGAACGGCCCGTATTGAGGCGCCTTCGCTTTGAGCGCGTCCTCTAAAAACTTCGCCTGGCCCGTCTGGTGATGAGCATCGAGGTTTTCATGCACAAAGGCGGCATACGGGGCGTCGAAGCCGACCACGCAGCTTACATTGCTGCCCCTCATCTCTGCCGGCTGCACAGTCCCGCTGGCTTTCAATTCGCCGGGTTCCTCTGCCCCGTGCGGGGCGTCCATCACAGGGCACAGCTCCTTCGCGTCGGCGATCACGCCCTGGGCAAACTGGTTGGTCGCCTGCAGCGCCGCCGGCACGATCTTGCCGGGGACGGCGGCGCGGGCGTTGGCGAAGAATTTGGCGAAGTCGAACATCGTTCAAACGCTCTTCAAAGTGACCCGGAAATGCCCGATCGATCCCTTGGCATTCGTCGCCACGTCCTCCACCCGCAAGCTCATGGGCGCCGTCTCGTCAACCTGGACGCTCCAGATCTGGCCGGCGGCCGGGACCGTCCCGGCCGAATAGCCCGCGGCGATCAGGGAAGGCAGCAGGATCGATCGCAGGACGGTAACCACCGTGGACACCCGCCGCTGGCTCTGATCAGTCCCGAAGCGTTCCAGGGCCTCTGGCTGGGTCGCCAGGCAGCGGACCTGGATCGCCGGGCCGGTCGTATACGCCACGTCGCCAGATCCGTCGGGGCTGCCGGGCGTGGCGATGGAGAGGATGGAGGCGTTGGCGATCATTCCCACTCCAGGGCAAGCATCGGCGCGCGGCCGGCCTCGTTGACCAGGCGTAGCTTCCAACTCCCGCAGTCGGCGCCGCATCGGTAGATCTTGCCTTCGGCGGCCAGAGGCGCGCTCTGCATAAGCGGCCGGCCGCACTGGGGGAATTCGATGAGGGCGAGCCGCACGATAAGCCGCAGGCCGCCCATGTCGGTCCGGCGCCCATACGGGATGCCGGGATAACTCTCGGCAGGCAGCAGGTCTTGTCGATCGTACGGGTCGCCCTGGATGACCAGGGTGTGCGGGTAGCCCATGGCGGAGGCCAGGTCGGGCGTGGAGCTGCCGGCGGATCGGACGCGCCAGACATCCGCCGGGCACTTGCTCTCCGGCTTGACCCGCCGCTCCCCAGTCCGCTCAATCCACTGGTCCCGGGCCAGCTCGGTGATGCGCCCGCTGATCGTGTGGTCCGGGACCTTGAAGAAAGCGCCCAGTTCCCACAGTGCCGACGGCTGCGCGCGGAGGCGGTCCAGGATCCGCAGCCGCCATCCGGTGGCTTTCAGAGCGGCGCGCTGGCCGGCGATCTGAGAGGTGCTCTGCGTCATAACGGCCTTTACCATCACAGTAGCTGCCCCGAAACCAACTCATACTTCTTCAACAGGTGCCACGCTCTCCTACACAGCCCAGTCCTGGCTCCGTGCGACTCGCCGTAGCTCTCTCCTACGCCGGCCGCCTGCTGGCTCTTGACGCCCTGATGCTGCTCATCCAGCCGCTCGACGCCCCAGCCGCCCAGGATCCAGTTGGCCTGCCACAACGTGGCCGCCAGCACGTCGGCCGGCACAACCGCCGTCTGATTCGCTTCGTCCCAGTCCCACACCGTCCGCGGCGTGGACTGGCCCCATTCCCCGGCATACCCGTAGCCGTAGCCGGGGAAGCCGTTGCTGGCATAGGCCAGCCTGGGGAACTGCAACGGCTGATCGTGACGATGCCGCTTGCCCTGGTAACGCATGGCGTTGTCAATGTCTGACGTGGCTTGAACCAGCGCCGCCGCCTGGGCGCCGCTGTTCGCCGCGTCCCAGGCCGACATCGGCGGCAGGTTGGCGCGGACCTGGCCGGCGGCGGTCACTGTCAGATAGCTGACGCCGGGCAGGGGCGGCTCGATCGTGCCGGGCGCGTCTTCTGTGACGTTGTAGGTGACGCCGCCGTTGACGGGCGTCCAGACCACCTTGTACGTCAATCCGTAGGCAGGGTCGGCGAGCGTGTAGCTGTACGCGCCAGTGCCGGTCGTGGTGGGGACCGTCAACGCGGGCACGACGTTCTGGCCGTTGTCGGTCCGCCACACAGCCAGCGTGATCGACGTGGCGTTCGTGGCGATGCCGCCGACCAGGTTCGCGAAGCTGAGGGTCGTCGTGCTCATTGTGCGGCTACTGTGCGGCTACTGGCTACCAGTTCTTACGCGATCCTGACGTACGTGAGAGTGCTCTGAAACCCGCTGGAGAGCGGCATCACAGAAAAGGTTGACCCCACTCCGGCGATCGCCTGCAGTGCGATCGTTCCCGTCGCCGAGAGTGTGACGATCGCGGAGAAGCTGCAGGTAATGTTCTGCGCGTTGTTCACGCCACCATTAATATTCAGATCTTCGAAGACAAACGGGCCGCCAACCACCGCAGAGGCGGTGGTGTTGTAAAGCTGCAGTGCGACATACGACGCGTTGTTGTACCCGCTCTGTACCCAAACCTGGACGTTGATCAGGTACGTTCCCGGATTAAGGTTCTGCGTCATCCCCGGCACGGTGGCGTAGGAGGTGGTCACGGCGTAGACGCCGGGGTTGGCTACCGTCCCGTAGTTCTCGCCTGGCTGGTTTGCCGAGTAGGCAGGCACCCCGGCGACCGAACAGCCGTACAGGACCGTGCCGTTCTGGGCCCCATTCTGCCAGAGGATCCCGGTCGCCAGGTCGGCGTTGGAAACCGACACGTTCGAATAGCCGGTGACGGCGTTGAACTCCATCCCGTATTGGATGCCAGTCCCAGAATCGACATTTGCAAGCTGGATGTTTGAGATCGCAGCCGTATACCCGTCCACCGCTATGCCTTGCGCGGTCGTGCCGCTGCTGCCGATGGCCCTCGCTATGAGGTTGCTGGCGTTGCAGTCATGGCAGAGAGCATATGCGTCGCTCTTGAAGTAGATGTGGACCGTCCCCGCTCCGCTGGCGACGACGTCGCTTATGTCGGAGTCGATCGCCTTGGCGACAAATCCGTACGTCCCATAGTAGGTCCTGACGGTTTCAACCTGCGCCCCGGTGACGTTCTCGCACCGGAATGAATGGGTGCCGGAGGTTGGGCTCTGCGCCAGCGTGACGACTTCTCTCGCAGATGGATTGTTGATCGGCGTGGTGCCGGTCGGATGGCCAACCGTGTCCGTGAGCGTGCCGCCGGTCAGGCTGCCAACGCCGATGGACGCGATGCCCCAGAAGAGCGGCACCGACGGAGTCACCAGCCAGTTGGCCGCCGAACCGGTTACGGTCACTCCGCTCAGCCCGAGCGTCGCCAGGGCCGTCGTCAATGCAGACTGGACCGTCGCCGTCGAAGCGTTGTAGGCGATTGCAGTCGTTGTGGCGGTGGCGCCGGCCAAGTTGGCGACGGTGATCGTGAACGTGCCGCCGGTGGGGCTGCCTGCGACCGTGAAATTGTCGGGAACGTTGCTGATCGCCAAGGCGTCCACTGGGTTCCCGGCGTACAGCGCCGTGCAGACCGCCGATCCGCCGTCGAAGCCGATCTTCTCAAGCGAAATGTTATCGTTGGTCACGTAGAACGGAGCGGGGACGACGCATCCTTCAATCAGCTTCGTCGGCGCGGTGAGACTGTCTGGCCGGGGCATCTTCGCGCCGCGCACCTTGACGCCTTCGGGAATAGTCACCGTGCACGGAGCGGCATAGACGTTGCACCCCAGGTCGAAAACATCGCCCGGCTGAAGAACGGCGGCGCCCCCGTTGAGCGTCGCGAACGCGAAATCGCTGCTGCCGCGCCGGCCGGTCGAGTCATTGCCGCCGACGGGATCGACGAAGACTACCGCAGTGCTCACTGTCGGGATTTCAAATGGGTCGCCCATGCTTTAGTTGCTCCCTACCATCAATCGCACCGCACTCTGAATCCGCGCCTGCCCCGCCGATGGCGAGAGCGTGCCGGCTATCACCGCGTCGACCACGGGCGTCGGGTCGTAATCGATGCCCGCGTGCATCGTGAACCCGACTCCGCTCGCCGGGGACGCCCCGGCGAAATTGCCGCCGGGCCACGCGCCGCAGATCGTGCAGTTAGTGGCTGTCACCAGCGGGGCGCCGCCGGGCGGCGCCGTCCAGGGCGGCTCGCCGCCGTTTGCCCAGGCGCCGCCGGACACGATGCAGCCGGTGGGGTACGTCTCGGCGCCGGCGATCGTCGTGGGCGCCGCGCCCTGGCCGGGCACGGCGACGAATACGCAGTCGATCAGCTTGACCGGCCAGTAGGCATAGACCGCTGCATTGCCGGCCCACGCCGAGCCGCTCCAGTAGTAGTGGCCGCCGATGAACGTGCAGTTGCTGATCGTCGTCGGCCCCATCACGTTCAGCACGCCGATCCCGGAGTCCACGAACACGCAGGAATCGATCGCCCCTCCTACCCTGGTCTGAATCTGGCAAGCCGAGTTGCTGGCATAGAGGCATCCGCCGATGGTCGGCGCCGAGTTGGGGGCGTTGAAGTAGTTGCCGTGATAGTACATCCCCCGCCCGCTGGAGGCCCCTGATGTCTGCCAGCCGTTCCAGGCGAAGCATGAGTTGGCGACGGAGATCGGTCCGGAGATCCCGGAGAAATACCAGCCCTGGCCGTCGAAGAGGTTGGCCGGGTCGTGCAGCGCATTGACGCTGATCACGCTGGAGATCGACAGGCCGCCGGCATACGTCTCCGAGCAGGCGTTCTGGTCGAAGCCGGAGATGTATTGGTTAGCGAACGACTGCGCCGCGGTGTGACCGACCGAATAGATGCCGTAGCCCTTGGGCGCGCTCCCCGCGACGTGGACCGCCCAACCGGCCGGGAACGTCGTCGGCAGCGGCGGCGTCTTCGGAGCATACACGCTCGGCTGTGTGACCGGTTGGGTCGCCGGGGTGACAGGCTGAGTGGCCGGTTGGGTAGAAGCTGAGCCGAGGGCGGCAGAGACGGCGGCAGTGACGGCGGCCGACGAGGTGAGGTCGTGCTGCACGCCGTCGCAGGTCGTGACCACGATCGAGCGGATGCAGGGAGGGACCGGCGAGACCTGCGCCAACGCCGCGACGGCCATCACCGGCAGGATCACAAAGCACAGAGTTTTAATGATCGGTCGAGGCATCTTTGAACACCATGTTCGCAAAGGACAAAGGACTACGTGGTGAAGACAAGGTCCACACGCACGCTGCAAAGGTTCAGATTAGGAGGAGCTCCGGTCGGCGTCAGAGTAAACACCAGCACGTCATTCGCGGCCGTCGCCAGGCCGCCGGACAGGACCAGCGAGCGGGCCTTGCCGACTTGCAGCGCCGATCCGCCGGTGGCTTTGGTCGTGTTGTCGGCGCCGGTGTCCAACAGGTTGTCGCTCCCCGTCCCGGTCGATCCCAGATCGACCAGGCTGAATGACCAGTAGTTGGCATCGCTCTGCGCCACCGCCGTGCCGGTGGAGAATACGACCTGCTCGATCGTGGCGGCGGTGTAGGGGCAGATCAGCACGAACGGCACTGCGCCGAAGCCGGCTTCGATCGTGCCCAGGGCGGCACACAATTCCTTGGTCTGGCCCGGGGCGGTCAGCATCACGCCAGGGATGCTGGCCGGTCCCAGGACGGTCAGCAGCGCCTTATACGACGTCCAGGCATTGTCGGGAATGGACGTCGAGCCGGTGACCACCGTATACAGAGGCATGCGGCCGGTGGTGAACGCGCTGGTGTTCGTCCAGACCGTGCCCGTCGAGTCTACCTCGATGTAGTTAGTGGCCGACGCAGCCAGCAGGATCGTGCCCGCCGCCACGACGATCTCATTCATGCCGCCATGGATCCGCCCGGCGTTGTAGCCGAGGGTCAGGCCCGTCGTCGTGTCGGGGTTGATCGTGAACGCGCCGCCGCCCAGGCACAGCGAGTCGATGTCCGCGCCCATCGCCGTTGACCCCGACGTCAATCCGTCGATGCCGTCGTAGAGCGTGTCGAGGACCTCGACGATGTCCAGACCCACCGCCTCGGGCGCGCGGGCCATGCGGCGCAGGGCGTCTTGCTCGATGGCACTGAATTGACTCATCGGTCACCTGTCACTGGTCACTACAAGTCACTAGCTACTAGAAACTGCGATCAGACGAGGACCTGCATCGTGGCTGACGCAGCCGAGCAGTTGCCGGTGCTGGCGCTGGTCGTGGCCGTGTAGCCCACGTAGCGCATGCCGGTGCCGCCGGGGAGCTGGCTGGGCAGGCGGAAACGGAAGGTCGCCGCGGCGGCACCGACGCCGCCAGCGCCGGTCTGTACGAGGCACGCGGGGAAGATCGTCGTCGGCGTGCCCATGTTCGAGCTTGCCGAGCAGATGACAGCGTACGTGACCGTGTACGTATTGGGGAGCTGCGTGGCGTTCAGCGCCGGCGCGGTGAGAAGGAAGTCGACGTCGCCCGGCTGGTTGGCGTCGGCCGTGGTGACCCCGGTGTCGATGCCGGTGGCCGACGTGACGGTCGTGCTGGCGGCTGCCGGGAGCGCCAGGGCGATCGACAGGCTGCCGTCCTGAACCTGGGGGACGGACGGGTTGGTGACGGCCATGGAGAGCATTAGGACAATGGCGATGCCCATGGCGATCGTCACGATCGCCAGGGGCTGGAGGATTGCGAGGATGATCGGAAGCATTTGGGCCTTTCGTAGGGTGTCGCGGGGCTTCAGAAGCGCATCGCTGCGCGGCGGCGGTTAAACGTGAGGGCCTCACAGAGTGAGGGGCTCGTTGTTTGAGATTCCGTCCGTGACCTGGATCGGGATGTTCAGGCCGGCCAGCCCGGCGATGTGGGTCGGGATAGGCGGCGGCACGCCGAGCGGGTTGTACGTGGTCCGGCTGGCGCGTAGTTGGTAAAGCGATCGCCGGCTCATGAGGATCACGTCGGGCTGGGTGCCGGCAGGGAAGAGGCTAAGAGCGTTGTAGATCATCGCGTCGGTGAGAGTGCAGCCGCTGTCGGCGGTGATCTCTTTGACGCGGACGGCGCTCCACAGCGAGCCAATCTGCAAGCCGGGACGGTAGACCATGGTCTGGACGTAGCCGTCGAACCTCTTCTGGTAGGTGGCGTCGGTGGGATCGAGGATCGACTCTATCCGCACCGGGCCCCACTGCATGCGGCCGCCGTTGCCCAGCACCCAGCGGATCATCTGCGGGCCGAAACGAACCAGCCACACGCTGGAGCCGGTGTTGGCGGTCGTGCCGCCGGCGTTGATAACGCGGTTGACGGAGTCGTATGCGTCGATCAGGCCGGGGAAGCCCAGGGCATTGCCGACGGCGCCGAGGCTGAATCCCTGGCCGGCGGAAGCACCATAGTAGAACTGGCTGGAGAGGGCCTGCATCTCCCCCTCCATCGTGCCGCTCACGTCCATGGCAATGTAGGCGGCCGCTCCGTCTACGTAGGAGTCGGCGATGGCCTTGTCGCTGGTGAAGCGCGGCTCGGCGAGGAAGCACTCGACTCTCCGGTTTTCATAGGTGTGGGCCGGCGGGGTGATGCCGCGGTTGCCGACGCGGAACGAGCCGCCGGTGTTGCCCAGGGCGGTGCGCACCAGCGTCTCGTAATGGATGCCGGGGATCTCGCGCGTGTCGGCGAGGTTGATCTCCGGATGGAGCCGCAAGGCTTCCTCGATCACGCCGACCTCTTTGTCAGCGTTGTTCGCTTTGACGATGTCTAAGAACGTTGCCATGTTGGTCCTCGTGAAAAGGGTAGTGGGTCGTGTTTTTGTGTGGGTTTGGTAGTTACGCACTACCTTTCCACGAGCAGTCGCTGGTTACTAGCGACTGGCTACTAGCAGCTAGGCCGCCGGCAGCTTCAATGACTCGGCGAACTTGGCCTGGCCGGGCGTCAGGTTGCGGGCCAGGCTCGCCTTGGCGGCCGCCTCGGGCGACGGCGTGCCGCCGGCCGCTCCGGCGCCTGCGCCTCCGGATACGTCCGGGGCCTTCAATCCCAGCGACTGCAAGTCCGCCTTGAAGTTTTCGCGGATGGCCTGCTCTTCAGCCGGCCATTTACTGGGATCGTTGCCGAGCTTGCCGTGGTAGGCGGCGGGCACGCCCTTCAACTTGTCAGCGATGAAGCTGTTGCGGGCGGCCGCGCCCTGGGCAACCTGGTCGCGAGCGGCCAGCGTGTCGTTGAGCAGCTTCGCCACCGCCTCGGCGGTGAGCCGCCGCTGCCCCGCCGCCGTCGTCGCTGTCGCCGTCGGAGTCGAAGTGGGCGACGCGGCGGCGGCCGTCTTTGCCGCCGCCTCGTCGGCCTTGGCCTTGGCATCATTGGCCATCGTGTCGGCTATCACCTTCTGGTTCGTCGCCAGCGCGCCCAGCGCTTCGGTGACCGGTTTGAGTGCGGCGGCGATCAGGCCGGTGATCGCTTCAGCGGTCAGCGGCGGCGTTGCTTGGTTCTCAGCCATGTCAGGCTCCTATGTAGGGCGTACCTTGGTACGCGGGTATCTCTTCAGTGCGGCTACGCCGCCACTTCCACTGATTCGTCCTGCTCAACGTCCTCTTCGCCCGGCGCGATCTCGCCGCCGCCGGTGTCGCCCGGCGTGGTCGGCGGGGCCTGCTGCATGCTCGGCGCCGCCGCCTTCTCTGCGGCGAGCGCCGCCAGCTCCGCGGCACGGGCTTGCGGGTCGGAGATCTGCAACTCGACGGACCGTTTGACCGACATGCTTCCGCAGCCGCGGTATTTGGCGATCTCGCTGGCGAGCGCATCGGTGTCGATGGGCAAGCCGTCCTGCATTTCGATGGCGAGCGGCCGGCGGTCATACCGTTCGCCGGGCAACGTCTGCTCGAGGTCCTGGCACACGCTGAGCATGCGGCGGATGGACGGCTTCCAGATGAGGGCCTTGGCCTGCGCTTTAGTGAGGCTGGCCGTCGTCTCGATCCGGACCGACTTGTACGCGTTGTGCGAGGACTGCGCTCCCTCTCTGAGACCCAGCAGCAGCGGCGAGGTCTGGCTCATCAGCAGCATGGCCGACCGGGCCTGGTCTCGCTCGGACATCGCCGAGGCCAGCTCGGCGTTCCAGGTCAGGTACTGCGGGATCTCGTCTTTGGTACGGAAGAAGTAAACGTCATGATTCGTCGGCAGCGCCCCGTCGGGGGTTGCGGAGTGAGCGCTAGCGGCCAGCTTGGGATCGGAGTGCTTGGCCAGCACTCGGGCGATCTGCGTCTCTTTGGCGTTGAGCGCGTCCTGTTGTTCGACCAGGCCGTCATAGTCGCTCACCGGGAAATCTCGCACCAGCAGGTTGGGAACGTAGGTGATCGTGTTGGCCTTGATACCGGTATTGGTGACCGGATCGAGCGGGCCGTCCTCGGGATCTTCTTGCGGCCACTCGTTCAACGTGAGCACGCGCGGCATGATGATGCCCTTGTTATCCAGCGCCTTCACTTCCCGCGTGATCTGGCCGGGAAGGTAGCGGGTGACCAGCAGCCGCCAGTCCGGCTTAGCGGGGTCGGGGCTGATGTCCCGAGCGTTGTACTTGACGTAGCTCTTGTACTGCCCGTCCGGCTGGATTTTGCCCTCAGGGAAGATGTCCGCGGCATCGACTCGCTTCAGGTAGACCTGGCCATTCTCGATGCACGATTCGAGGAAGGCCTCACCGTCCACGCTGGCTTCCAGGGCGGTGTGATAGAGCAACCTGTGAAACGCGGTGCGATCGACCAATGCGCCCAGCTTCTGTTCTTGGATTTGCTGGGCGATGTCAATCACCGGCTCCGCGTCGGGGTCCGGGGTCGCTGCATCCGGCGCACTGTTTGCCGGGTCAGGGGGCGCCACCTTGATCGACGGCTGCGCGCCGAACAGCAGATTGGCCGACACGATCGAGATCAGCTTGCACAGGTTATACGGCACGTAGAGCGGCGTTAAACGGCCGTTCGCGAGGACCGTGGGGAAGTCGAATTGCGTCCTCTGTTCGAACAAAAAGAGCCGCCAGTGCCGGCCATCGTGCAGCAGCCTGGCCTGGCGGATGCGCTCCAGGCGCGCCTGACGCAGCAGCGACAGGTAGGCCGGGTAGCCGATCTGCCGGAACTGGTTGTACAGGTTGAAATCGGAGAAGAGCCACACCTGGGGTGAGGTCCCGAGTCCGAAGCTGTTTTCGATGAGGCCTGCCATGGGTCTGAAACGTGAAACGTGATCTGCGGCGGCGGGTTAGACCGGTCGCCACGAATCGGGCATTTTCCCGGTGTCGTCACGGGGGCTGCTGCGCAGGTTGTGGGGCAGCTCCTTGCGCTTGGGATCTTCGACCGGGCCGTCATAGGCGGGGGCACGGCCTTCGACCAGCAGGTCGGCCGTCCTGCCGTCCTGGCTGACTCTTACCACCTGCGCCGTGAGCGGCTTTTTCCATGGGGTCTGCACGATCACCGTGTCGCCCTTCTTGACGGGCTTGTCGGCGAGTTCGGCTGCTATTGCGGTGTCGATTGCTGCATCGGGCATTGCGGTCTCCTGTGGGTGGGTGTGGGGGTTGGTCACTGGTCGTTAACGCGTACTGAAGTACGCCCTACGGCACCGGTCATTGGCTGGCCGCCTTGAGCGTCTCGACGCCTACGGCAGGGTCATAGCCGAGCTGGGTCAGCAGCGCGGCGAGGTCGGTTTCCGCCGTCGTCGTCGCCGCGGTGATCTTGGCCGCGAGCTGGTCGTGCTGGGTCTTGAGCGCCGAGATCTGTCCGAGCTGCTGGCCGTACGAGGCCAGCCGCTGGGCGTGCTGGGCGAGGTCGAACCCGCCGCCCGTCCCCGTAGGGCTCGCGAGACCCGTGGGGGCTGGGGCGACGGGGATCGGGATCGGCTGTGCTGGCGATTGAGCGGTCGGCGGCTGGGTAGTCACGACTTTCGCGGCTGGGTTGGTCTGGTCCATAGTCTTGTCTCCGTAAAGCGACTAGCAACTAGCCGCTAGTAACTAGCAACCGCTCTTCACCATCCCGCCGGCTTCCGCTCCATCGGGGGCGGGAGCGGGACCGACAACGTGTCGGCGGCACTCACTGCCAGGGCCAGGGCCCAGAACCGGTCGGCGTGGCCGGCGTCGTCCGACTCCGTAACCAGCCGGACATTGCCGTTGGCGGCCGTCATCTTCTTGGTCTTGTGCAGGTCCTCGCGGATCGCGTCGGATGACGGCACGCGAACCAGCCGGTCCTGGAAGAGACGCAGCAGCGGCATGCCCATCGACACTTTGTTGACAGCGTTGAACTGCACGCCCTCCACGCGGCGGCCCCAACGCTGCTCTTGCCGTTCAGCGAGCATGCCGCCTATTAAACCCTTGTCGATGCACAGCCGCTTCACCGCATGGTTGCTCATGATTACGTTGAGCATCCCTTCCTGGGCGGTGTAGTTGGTCTTGGCCAACTCGCGGACCATCCGTGTGACATAGGTGTCGCCTACCTTCTGGAGGACCCAGAGGACCGACAGGTCGTGGGAGCGGCCCACGTCATAGCCGGCGTAGTAGACGCCGCCCGGATCGAGTTGCTCTGGCGACGTGGCCAGCTTCAGGTCGGATCGCTCGCATGCCCCGATCAGGTCGTAAGAGAGGAAGGCGGATTCCTCGCTGCCGGCGATGCACAGGTATTCCTCCATCCACTCGCTTTCGTCCACGCAGTCGCCGTGCACGTCGGCGAGGAATTTGGCACGGGCCTCCGGGTCGATCGACGGGAGGTTTTGGATCTTCTCCGCCAAGCCTTGCCCAACAGCCTCGGGCAGTGAAACGTGGTGGTAGCCCCACGGCCGCTTGGCCTGTCTCACTTCCTGGCAGAGCCGGAAGAACAGGTTGGTGTCCCCATTGTGGGTCGAAACGATGCGCACTTCGTGACCCCAGATTTTGGCCGAAGCGTTGGCGCTCTTGAGCACCTTGCGGGGCTGGGGATGGAAGGCGAACTCGTCAAGCGTGATGTCGCCGCCCTTGCCGCGGAAGACCTCCGGGTTGGAAGACAGCGCCACGATCTTCGACCCATTAGCGAATCGCAGGACAAACGCCGTCAGATCTCGCTCTTTGTCGATCACCTGCTCGCCCATGTCGTCAGCCACCGCGCCGGCAACCCGCACGAACGTCTTGCAGTCGTCGATGAACAGCCCCGCGGTCTCCCGGTCCCGGCTGGCAAAGTAGTGGTTGGTCCCGAGCTTCAAACGGCGTTCGACCGACCGATAAGCCTCGGCATAGGTGAAGCCCACGCGGCGGGATTTCTCCGCGATGGATGTGCGCGACTCATCTAAGATCCAGCGGACCTGGTAGGGAAGAAAATAGTTGAGCCTGGCCACCATCGCTAACGCGGTCCTTTGTCCCTGGTCCTTTGTCCTTTGTTCAGCCGATGCCCAGAATCTCCCGGACCTTGGCTACCACCGCTTCGCTCGAACCGCCCGCCTTGGCGGTTTTTTCCGCCGCTTCCAGTGCCGCTTTCTGGCGGGTTTCGAACTCGTCGCGCAGCTTCTCAATGTGCCTGCCCGCTTCGACAGCGGTCTTGATCGACACGCTCAACTTGAGCAGCTCGCCCGCGTCGGCGTCATCCGCGCCGAGCATGTGCTCGAAGAGGATCTGCTGGAACTTGAGCAGGGTCGCCGAGGCGATCTCGGCGGCGCCGGCGCCCTTGGCGACCGACAGGTATTCCCGGCTCACTTCGGAGGCGCGCCGGACCTTGTCTTCCAGATCGAACGAAACCTTCCAGTTGTAGACCGCTCCGCGCGACAAGGTAAAACCGTGGGCCAGGAGCCAATCGTGCACCATGTCCACCGTGCGCCCCGGCTCGCGAGTGAAGGCCTCCAGCTCATCGAGCTGGGGCCTGTCGAGCAGATCGTGGACCTTGTGGTGCCGGGGCATTGAGGGTTACTCGACTATGCTGGCCAGGATCTCGCCGAGGATCTCGCCGACTTCGCCAACCGTGGTTTCGCTCAACAGTTCGCTCAAGGGCATGGCCAGCATCTCCTTGATCTCGTCTGCAGTTAGTGCCGCCTGGATGGCTTCCTCGTCTGCAGTTAGTGCCGCCTGGATGGCTTCCATGACGACGCCAGCGCCTTTGCAGAGGCGGCGGCGATCAAGATGGCCTTCTTCACCGAGTCGCGCATCACGCAATCCTTTCGTCGTCTATGTCCGGGTCAACCGGCGCTGTTTCGTTAATCAGGCTCGAACCTCGCGAGCTGATGCGCACCAGCAGGTAATCGAGCATGAAGGGCTGGCTCTTGCGCGTCCGTTCGTCCTCGATGCTCGCCAGCCCCTTGGCTTCCAAGTCGCGCAGCAGGCCCATGGCATGGCCGTCGCCTTCGAATTGGTCGGACGGCGGGACAGCGTCGGCGACCAGATCGACAAGCCGCCGGGCATGCAGTCCGCCGCGAGGGGCGATCCGGGCGCTATGCAGGGTCCGCAGCAATTGCTTTCGCAGACGCCGGTCGCGAGCGAGTTCGCCTGCATCGTCCATTATTGACCTCCGCGCTTCGCGCCCTGCGCCTTCAACACGGCGACGTCTTGGCCGAGAACAGACAGCGTGCCGTTGACGTGCTTCAGCTCTGACGCCATCGTCTGCTGATGGCTCTCCAGGTCCCGCTTGCTGGCGAGGTGCTCGCGCATGTAGTCCTTCAACGCGTCAAGCTTGGCGACCGACCCCAGCTCAATATTGCGGGCCTTGTCGTCGAGTCCCTCGAAGTGATCGTCGCCATCTTCCAGCCTGGATTTCATGAGGTCGATGGTCGAGAGCAGCCCTTGCATGTGATTTTGCACTTCGTGAGTCATCGCCCGAAAACGCTCGTCTACCAGCTTGGTGGTCAGGTCGTGCCGGTCTTTCACCGCGGCGGCCGCCTGTTCGTGCAGCCTTTTCTCCATCGCCTCCACCGAGCGGTCCTGCTTGCTCATCCCGTATAGCAGCCAGGTGATAAACCCCTGCCAGAAAAACGTCACGACGATCCCGATCACAAGCACGGGCAGGAGCCAGGAAACATAGCTTGGGATGTCGGTAGCGATCGGGAACATATTTGGCATCCTTGCTCCAGCGGTGGCCAGTGGCCGGCGATCAGTGGTCAGGAGGTTCGCGGACTTTGCAGTTAGCCTGTCTCGCCACGTCTCTGCCTGTACGGCTCATTCTGGCCACTGGCCACCGGCCACCGGTCACTGGCCGCTAATTCGCCGGCTTCGTCGCCGGCACCATCTTTACCGAGGCCTTGGCGGCGACAACCGCCGGATGCGTCGTGAAGGCCGCCACGGCCGTCTCGGCGTTCTGAATGAGAGCGACGATCGATGAGAGGCTGCCGTTGCCCAGGGCCGTCTCGGCGAGACTGATCGCGTCGGCGGCGAGCTGCTCGGCGGCCAGGGCCGACGCGTAGTACTGCGGAGGTATCAGCGGCTGCACGACGGCCAGCACGGCTGCGGCATCGTTCACCAGGAGCTGCAGATTCTGGAGCTGCGTGGTCAGTTGCGCCACGGTTGGGGCGGTCGGGTTTGCTGGCGCGGGGGCCGGCAGTGCCGTCGGCTGGGTTGTCGGGGCGACGGCAGGCTGCACGGCTCCGCACCCGGTCAACGCCAGGGCGGCCAGGGCGGCCAGCGACAAGCCGATCAGCAGCAGGTTGGTCGCCGCCGCCTTCGCCTGGGCGGGGCTGACATTGGCCGGCGCCGCCGATTCCCGGTACGAGTGAACGATCTGCCCTTGCGGCGAGGCGTCGGGGGCGGCCGGGATGTTGAGCGCGGGGTTGCCGCCAGCATCGCCGAACGGGTTGCGCTTGCCGGCGCCGTCTTCGTAGCTGATGGCGGCGACCACCACGCTCGACAGCGTCACGATGGAGGCGATCAGCGGAGTCCACTTGGCGGGATCGGCGCCGCACACAATCACCACGCATCCGGCGACGGCGGCCAGGGCGATCCAGACCTTGCGGCTGGAGAAAATCAGGGCGAGGGTTTTGGTGGGGTTTTGCAGCATGAGTAAAACTCCATTGGCAACGCCCTTGGTCCAGGGGGACCAAGGGGTGATGCATTTGCCGCCACGGTGGCGGCGGTTCGCTAAAAAGGTGTCAGAGTTGGAAGTTTCGTAGTTGCCCAGGGCCGGCGGCACGATTGCCGCCGGCCCTGCGATCGATTCGCCGTCCCGGCTGTGGTTGGGGCGGCCAACGTGATGCGCGCGATGCGATTTATCGAGGGTGTAACGGGCTTCGAGGGAGTCGAGGATCGCTTCCCAATCTTGCGGCGAAGCGACCCCGTCGATGCCCCTGCTGATGGCGATCCGTGCCCGAGGTGGCAAAATTTCCACCCTTCGACTGCGCTCAGGGCAGGCCGGCAAAAAACAGGTCGCCGGGGGCGATGCATGCAACGCCCCCGGCGCCTGAACGGCCTGGTGATGGAGTCGGTTATGAGCCGTTCCAGCCTCAGAGGCGGCAACCTCCGAAGGGAGGGACAGCCGGCGCAGCTCCGCGCCGGACGCGTTGAAAAAAAGTAGCTCGAATGGAGATGACGGCTGATAGAACATGCCGCGTCCGGAAACAAACGCGGCCCGGAGGTACACCTTGACCAAACGCTACACCGGCGGGGTCAAGGCCTCAGGGCCAAATCTGCTTTCGTTCGCTTTATGTCCCGTCGAACTTATCGAAGGGGGCGAGACGGTTCCAACACGGCTCGCTTGATTGACGACGACGACGAACCCTAGCGAGGTCTGCCAGGGCTGTCAAGGGGGTCGGGAAGAAAAACCCGGCGGTCGAAGAAGAAAAGGGTGTCTGGCCTCACCTCTCCGCGGCACCGCCGGGACTTAATCAGCGCGGCGCCAATGCGGCGCCACGTAGCTGCCGTCGGCGCGAAAGTATCCTTTGACGTAGACCGTGCCTGCATGAGCCGTGCCTGCCGCGGCCGCGTCGTCGCTGGGCACGGCGTAAATGTTGTACTTCGGCGGCGTGTAGGCGCTGGCCGGCGCCGGAGGAGTTGCGGGACTTGCGGGAGTCGCAGGGGTTGCCGCCTGATCGGCCGCGCGAAGGATGATCGCCACCACGGAGATCGCGGCCATCGCGCCCAGCGCGCCGAAGAACCCGGCGGCGAAAGGCCGGGGCTTGGACTGCGGAGCGATGTAGACCAGCGGGTTGACGGATTGCGAGCGTGTGGCCGATCGCCGCGCGATCACCCGATGCGGCACGTAGGATTGCGCGGCGTTCGCCAGTTGGCTCAGGTCGTCTTGCCCAGGTTCCTCATTGAAGTCGCTCATTTGGCACTCCTTCCTGGTGAAAGAATGGTGACAGGCGTGTATTTCCCCACGACTCGCCCGACGCGGGCGATGTTCTCGAAGAGCACGTCGAGCGGGGCGTATTTACTGTTGAGAGAGAGCAGGCGGATTTTGCCCTCTCCCACAACGACGACGCGCTTGAAGCACGACTTGCCGTCTTCGCCGCCGTCGAGCTGGATGAGGGCGTCCTCTCCGTCGTGCAGCTCTTCGCGCGGAACGGGACGCAGGATCACGCACTCGCCGGGCTGGTAGAGCGGGGTCATGCTGTCTCCGTCGATCTCCAGCGCGAACGCCGACGGGCAGTCCGGCAGTTCGATCGGCAGCCGCCGCACGTCCTCAGGGTCCCGATCAAATGTGAAACTTTCCACGGCCCCGCCGGCTGTGACCTTGCCCAGGACCGGTACGCCACGATCCTGGCCATCAGTCGCTCTGATCTGAGCCGTTGTTGTACCCGATTCCAACCCCTTGAGTCCAAAAGGTTGTTCCCACTCGACAACCCGATCATCGGGTATCCATTTCACGTTGCCGGAATCGAGCTTCTCTAAGTCGCGCACGCTCACTTTGAGGGCGCGGGCGAGCCACAGCTTAGTGGAGCGTTCCGCCTTGGCCACGGTTCCGGTGGCATAAATCCGCGTGATGACGCGCATGGAAACGCCAGAGGCGTCGGCCAAGTCCTGCTGGGTATTGAGGCCTGCCAACTGCGTGCGATGTTGCAGCCATTCCAGGAAGCGCGACACGCCAAAAGGTTAGCGTTAGTTCGCGTCTACGCAATCAGATTTTACAGAAAACCAGAAATTCGCGACTTTTTGCGCTTGACGACTAGCCAAGTGGCGGATAATGTCCCGATTATGCAATCACGGAGGCTAGCCACGAGGCGAGTCACGCTTCGGCTGCTTAGGAAGAGCCAAGGGAAAACGCTTCAGCAGGTCGCCACCGAGCTGGGCACGGGGCGCCCCACGGTGTGCGACTGGGAGCGGGGCAGGCGACGGCCGCGACCGCGGTACATCCCGGCTTACGCGGCGATCCTCGGCGTGTCGCCGCTTGAGCTGGCCCAGATGGTGGAGGCGACGGGCAAATGACGGGCGAATGAACCAACACGGCTCCCGCGCTACACCGGCGGCCGGCCTCAAAAAGCCGGCCGCCAGCGCGGGGGTTTTGGGAAATGCTGAATGCTGAATGAGGAATGCTGAATGGGCGTTCGACGGGTCAATGTTGCGGGGGCCAAAGGCGACGTGCTCACTCACGAGCAGATGCGTGAGCGAGTTGACGGCATCTACGCCAAGGCCGTCGCCAACGGGACCCACAGCGACGGGCCGGCGTTGACCGTGTGCCAGGGATGCCGGCGGTGGGTTGACTCCATCTCGTATGTCACGCTCGGCCACAAGCGGCTGTGCAGGGACTGCGACCCAACTCGTGTTTAACCGCAATCGATGCGCTGAAGGATGTCATGAGAAAAGGACCAACTGCAAAGACCTACGTGATCGTCTTCGAGGTCAATGGGTTTTCCGCTGACTCACTGATCGGGAGCGTCCGCGCCGCGCTGTCTGGCGAGGGGCTGACCACGTCAGGAATCGAGGCGTTCGAAAAGGGGACGGATTCTCGCTCCAAAGCCCTGCAACGGATCAAGTCGGCAAAGACCTACGTGATCGTCTTCGAGGTCAATGGGTTTTCCGCTGACTCACTGATCGGGAGCGTCCGCGCCGCGCTGTCTGGCGAGGGGCTGACCACCGGGCCGTCAGGAATCGAGGCGTTCGAAAAGGGGACGGATCCCATCTCTCGCTCCAAAGCCCTGCAACGGATCAAGTCGGCACTGGACCGTATCCGGTCGCTCGACTCTATCAACCCCCGCCGTCGCTGATCCTCACGTTTTCACGTTTTCGATCCCATGCCCCTCTTTGCCATCCATCCTCTGGCCAACCTGCTCCCGCGGATGACTCCCGGGGAGTTCGGGGCGCTGGTCGAAGACATCCGGCTGCTGGGATGGTTGCGCGAGCCGATCGTGCTGCTGGAGGGGAAGATCCTGGATGGCCGTCACCGTGCCGACGCTTGCGAGCAGCTCGGCATCGATCCCGCCACGGTCGATTATGACCCGGCGTGGGGCTCGCCGGTCCGGTATGTGTACAGCAAGGCTGTGCACCGCAACCTGACCGATTCCCAGAAGGCCGCGGCCGCGGTGCTGATCGCGGAAGAGATCGGCAAGGAAGCGAAGGAACGCTCCGCGGCCAACCTTAAGCAGGGTGGAAATTTTGCCACCTCGGAGCCACAGAGGGTCCTGGGGAAGCCGGCCGCTCAAACCGTTGAGGCGAAAACGGGCGCGTTGCAATGGCCCCAGCATGCGGGCAAGACCCGGCCGGAGATTGAAGCCTGGCTGAAGTCGCTGCCGCGCAAGTCGCTCGCCAGCGAAGTGGAAGTTTGCGAGATAGAGCGGAGCCGGCGGCTTGGGACCACCGTGCCGCCTGTCAAGCGATCGTACCTTGAGATGGTGGCGTTCGTCCTCGATGAGACGTTCGGGCCCAGCAGTGCCGGGCAAAAATCCCGAGACATCGCCGGCACTCTCTTCGGCGTATCCGGCCGCTATGTCCAGGACGCCAAGCTCGTCTACACGCAGCAACCCAAATTGTTCGCCGACGTGATGGCCGGCACGCTGACCCTCAGCCGCGCCAAGGCCGAAGTCCGCCGCCACGTCAAGCGGGACGCGCTGGCCAAGGCCGCCAAGGCGCCCGATGACCTCAACGGGAAATGGGAGATCATCCAGGGCGACTGCGTGGAGAAGATGGAGACGCTGGCCCGGCGGTCATTCAACCTGATCTTCGCTGACCCGCCCTACAACCTCGGCGTTGACTACGGCGACGGGGAGAAGGCCGACAAGCTCCCGGACGAAGACTTCCTGGCCTGGAGCCGCAAGTGGATCGGCCAGTGCGCCGAGCTGCTCTCGCCGGTGGGGACGATGCTGGTCCTCATCAATGACGAGTGGGCCGATCATTTTGGGCTGATGCTCCGCGACGCGGGTTTGACACGCCGGGCCTGGATCAAGTGGTATGAGAGCTTCGGGGTGAACTGCCTCGACAACTTCAACCGCTGCTCTCGCCACCTGTTCTACTGCGTCAAGACGACATCCGCCTTTACGTTCAACGCCGCCGTATTCCACCGCCAGTCGGACCGGCAAGTGAAATACGCCGACCCGCGGGCCAACCCGCGCGGCAAACTGTGGGACAACGTCTGGGGGATCAACCCGCCGATTCCGCGGCTGGTGGACAACGCCGAAGAGCGTCTGCCCGACTTCAAGACTCAGCTCCCTCTGGCCCTGCTGACTCCAATCGTCGAAGGTTTCTCCAATCCCGGAGACGCGGTCCTCGATCCGTTCAGCGGGAGCGGCACGACAGTCGCCGCCGCGCACCGGACCGGGCGGATCGGAACGGGGATCGAGAAGAACGCGTCGCGGGCCAAGCAGTCGCGGATTCGCATCAAGGGAGGGCTTTAATCATGCCTCTCATCCAACTGACCGACGCCGACATGGTCGCCGAGGCCGCCTACGACGTGAAATGCGAGGCGTGGCCGTCCTGGTCGGTGGACGTTTTCCTCTGCCACCCTGACGCCGCCATGCAGCTCTGCAAGGCGGTCAGGGTGAAGCTGCACCGGCGCAAGCTGACCGACTTCGAGATCCTCTGGACGCTGGTGAACGCCCGCAAGCGGAGCAAGCTGCCGACCGCGAAAGGGGGACGCTGATGTACCGCACGAATCGTTGGGACGGCGTCGATTGGAGCCGCAGCAACCTCTTTATTGCGGCGTCTCTGGGCGTGCATGTGGGAACGGTCAGCGCCGCCCGGAAGCGGCTGAAAATCCCTCGCCGCAAGACCGGCCCAGAGCCGGCCATCTACGAACGCGAACTACCGTTTATCGCGAGCCTGCTGCGCGACGGCATCAAAAAGGTGGAAGTCGCCCGGCGCTACGGGGTGTCTCCCATGACGCTGCGCAGGCGAATTCGCGGGGTGCCGGGATGCAGCGAGCGGGAGCTGTGCGAGTGGCGGGAATCGCTCCGGGACACGGAGACGCGCGAGCGGGAGATAGCCGCCGAGCGGGAACGCAAGGCCATCAAGGAATCGCTACGCCGCCGACCCGAGCGGCCCGAATCGCCGTCCGCGCCGCTCCCTGCCCGCGAGAAGGCGGCGGTCCGCATGCGGGAGTTTTTGGCTTCTATTTGAGCAATCACGTTTCACGTTTTCACTTTTTCAGGAGTCATGCAAATGACCACGCTGTTAGAGATCGACGGGAGGCCCGCAATGCATTCGGATTGCGGGACTCAGGGCATGATCGTTGGCCAGACCGACGAATACCGCTGTCCGCGGTGCGAGTCGCTCATCCCCTCCGTGGCGATGCGCCGGGTGGCGCCGGCGGAAGGGCTGGGCCGCGCCGCCGGGCGAGGCTTTGGCTTGCAGGTCTACTGCCAGCACTGCAACGCCGGATTCGGCATCGACGCCGGCTACCAGGACGGCCGGGTCGTGCAATACGGGCCGGCGAGCCTGCTCATGGGCGAGTCGATCCGGGAGCTGAAGCAGCACGTCGGGGAGATGGCCGGCGACATTTCGACCACGCCCGACGACGACGGTCAGCAGAAGCGTCTGCTCGTCGACCTGGCCGAATTGCGCCGCCGCCACGTCGAGATGCTGGAGGCCGCGATGGAGATCATCCAGAAGCTGGGCGCCGAGCAGTTCCTAGACCGTGTAGCCGAGGTCCGCGAGCAGATCGCCGCCGGCACGTACGAAACCGAAGACAGGCTCGATCAGACCGCCGACGCGATCTTGGACGAACCGGGCCGCTCCCGCGTCCGAAAGACCCAGCCGACCGAAACCCCGGACGCGCCCACAACGGAGGGAACGTGAACCACGACAATCTTGCCCACGCCCTGAACGGCATCGGCCACCGAATGCGCGAGGACCGTGAAGAGCTCGACGCTGCAGCCGCCCTGTACGCGCTGGCCGACCTGGTGATCGAAACCAAGAAAGCCGCGCCACACAAAGCGGGGCTGACCAGGCTGCTGACCCGCGCCATGGTCCGACGCTTCGACGCCGGAACGCCCATCGGCGACCTGGTCCGGGAGGGACTATGAACCTGTTCCGCCGTGGGCCCGATCCGACCGCCATCTGTGAATGCGATTGAACGGCAGCCGCGGTGGCGCAGCGGTCAGCGCGCATGCCGGCCACGCTATGAGATTCCCGTGGCAGGCATGAGGTCAGAGGTTCGAGTCCTCTCCGCGGCATTGCAAATGACCAGGGACGAAAATGACTATGCAACCGTCCACGCCCGCACTTCCCGCCCCCACTACCGTGGCCGCATCGGTCAACATGGCCGGTGCCGTGTGGATTCCACTGCGCGTAGCGGCGCAAAGGTCGGGCAAGACGGAGCGGCGGCTCGCCCAGATCTGCCACGGCAAGTGGCTGGGCGAGAAGCTGGCCCGCATGCAGCAGCCCGAGGGCGGCAAGCCGATCTGGTACGTTCACGAGACGGCCGATCCGGCTTTCGCGCGGGTGAAATTCCCGGAACAGATGGCGGCGGACTTGTCGAGCCTGAGCCAGGGCGCGCGCGGGAAGGTATTGTGTCGCCTGGGCATCCTGAAGGAGTGGGAAGAACAGGTGAAAGCGGGGTTCAAGCTGGGCTTCGACAAAGTCCGCACGACTCGGAACTTCCTGCTCAATCTGGAGGCCGGCAAAGGAACAGCCGATGGCCAGGCGGTCCGCATCAGCCTGGCAACCCTCTATAACTGGCACACCGCCTACAGCGCCGATGGCCCGATAGGTTTGGTCGATGGCCGCGGGGCCGAGAAGACGGCGCCGGGCAAAGATGATCCGTTCTTGGCCGAATTCTCCCGGCTCTACCTCGACCAGCGCAAGCGCTCGGTGACCCTGTGTCACCAGATGGTGTCGGAGATTGCCCCGCTGCGCGGCTGGGAGGTTCGCAGCTACGACCAGGTCAAGCGGTATGTGAGGGCGATCCCTGCCGATGCTCTTTATCTGCATCGGCACGGCGAGAAGGTGTACACCAACATTGTCGAGCCATACATCAACCGGGACACGTCGCAGATGCGCGCCAATGAGCAGTGGTGCGGAGACCATCACGTCTTCGATGTTATCGTCAACTGGGACGGCGAGTTGGTGCGCCCATGGGTGACCGCCTGGCAGGACATGCGTAGCAGGAAGATCGTAGGGCATCACGTCTTCAACGGCGATCCGTGCCAGGACACGATCTTTTCTGCCTTGCGCCACGCCTGCCATCCCGGCCAGCAGAATTGCGGCGTTCCAGAGGGCGTCTACATCGACAACGGCAAGGATTACGACTGCTACGCCTTGCAGGGGGTCACCAAGAAAGAGCGGCACCAGAAGCGAAAGGTGACTGTCGAGTATGATGCGACCTATGTAAAGGGGTTGTGCGCCGCCTTGGGCATCAGCGTAACTCACTGCGAGAAGTACCACGGTCAATCCAAGCCTATCGAGCGATGGTTTGGCACGCTGGAGGACCGTTTCGGCCGGCGCTGGGACACCTATTGCGGCGGCTCGCCGGACAAGAAGCCGGATGACCTGAAATTGCACCTGGAACGCGGCCACGCTCCCACCAAGGAGGAGTTTTGCGCGGCATTCGATGCGTACGTCAGGGACGGATACAACGCACACCCGCACACGGGAGACGGGCTGGGCGGGAAAACCCCTGACCAGTGCTTCGCCGAGTCGCTGAACGTGCACGGCAAGCGCGTGGTTGTGCAATCGACGCTCGACATCCTGCTCTTGAAGCAGACCCGCATGGTGACGGTGGGGCAGAATGGCGTGCAATACGACGGCCTGTTCTACGGCCAGTACGCGGCGTGGCGCCCGCAGTGGCTCGGCAAGAAGGTCTACCTGCTGATCGACTCCCGCGACATCTCGCGTGTGATGGTCTGGTCCCCGGATGGGACGGCCCTGGGCTGGGTGGAATCGAATGAGGCCGTTCCCCATAACGCCAAGGACACCAGCCGGCTCAAAGAGGCCAAGAAGATGAAGGCCCGCGCCAAGCGCGTGGCGGAGGAGTTTTTCGAGACCGGCCCGCGCCGGCACGAAAGCATCCCGGCACTGATGGCACAGGCAGAAGCGAAGCGCCGAGCCGAGACCGAGGCGGCCAACCCGCCCCCGGCGGGGCCAAGTTTGATCCCCGTTCGAACGCCACTCGATGGGCAGATCGCGACGTTCCAACGGCAAGAAGAGCGCCGCGTGTTCCGCAAGGCTGTCGGCGCGCCTGATGACCAGGGAGATCAGGGGCACATCAGCTTGCTAGATGCACTGTCTGGAATCGATGCTCCTGTCCGGCGGCAACCGGACAGGGAGGCAATCAACCTGATGGACTTTATCAACGGAGGTGACTCGTGAAGATCGCCGGAAGTGAATATGAAGGACGCGGTTTGAGCACCCGATTCAGCCACGGCGGCGAGTGGGTGGAGAAGCTGGCCGCACAAGCCAAAATAATGGGAGAAGCAAGGATGCTCAGGGACGAACAGCCGCTGACCGAGGAAGTCAGCAAGTCGATTGTGGCGAGATTCAAGGCGTTCCTGGAACGCACCGGGAAAAGCGCTGCCTGGGCGGCGAGGTCGCTGGGCATATCGCCGGGCACGCTCACGCCGGTGGTCGCGGGTAACTATGCAGCGGACGCCGAGCCTCATCTGCGCGCTATTGACAAGTGGCTTGAGTCCCAGCTCATGAAAGAGGCGGCGCCCAAGCCGGCCGGATTTGTGCGCATCAAGGTGGTAGATCGGATCTACGGCGTGGCCCGCTGGGTACAGCAGAGCGGCTGCATCGGAGTCATCCACGGCCCGGCTGGCATCGGCAAAACTATGACGTTGAAGGCGATCCGGTCGGAAACGCCGGGCTGCATCTTTATCTCAATTACCACGGCCGGGCAGAGCAAGCTGTCGGTGTATGAGACGCTCGCCCAGGCGGTCGGGCTCACTGGGCTCAAACTGACCAGCTTTCAGATAGAAAGAATGCTCGTGGAGAAGCTCAACGAGTCGGGGCGGCTCATTATAGTGGACGAAGTGCACAAACTAGAGGGTCGCCGCCATGACGAGGCCCTCCATGCCCTCAGAGACCTGCACGACGCCACGGGTTGCCCGATGCTGTGGAGCGGGATGACGAACATCGCCAACTACATCCAGCAGGGTCAGACCAAATGGGAGCCACTCGACCAGCTCGCCAGCCGCATCGGCTTCTGGCTGAACCTCACCGACGCGATCGAAGCGACGGATGGCGGCAAGGGGGCTTATTCTGAGGCGGATATTCGCAAAATCATCGGCACCTACAAGCTGCGCATCACGCCGGACGGCGAGGCGTGGCTGCACGCGCTCGCCAACACGCCTCGGCTGGGCGCTTTGCGGACCATCGACAAGCTGCTGCGCGTGGTAGCCCACGTCTACGCAGACAAAGTGATCACCGCTTCGTTGCTCCAGTCGGCCCGCATCGAGCAGCTCGGAGCGAGGATGGCAGACAATTACGAGCGGCAGATGGAGAGCTGGAGCGAGCGGCGCGCTGTGGCGGGGTGACACGGGCAATGTTTTAACCGCGCAGCGTCAGAACGGAGTCAGACATGGCTGAGAATTGGATGGCGGTCGAGAGGCCGACCGTGGCGAGGGTGACGCGGATCATGGGGTGGGTTGACGGCGACATCTTCGCGGACGCCAAGTGGTATCCCGATCAGGACATGGGAGACCACTGGACGGTGCGGGTCGCCAACATCGTCTATTCGCCGTTCTTCGGAACGAGCGCCGAAGAGATGATCGCCTGGGCGCGCGGGCACGGGTGCGATCGCGTGGAAGTGGTGGCCAAAATGGACGTTTACCAGAGGAAACATGAGCCAGCCGACGCCGCTTGTACCGGGTGATGTGCCGGGCGAATTCACGCCCATCGCGTACTCCGTTACCCAGCAGGGCATCCTCATGACAGTTCGTCTGGCCCGCGCTGTCGGCGTAGATGACATCCAAGTCCGCATTTATCCGACAGCTTGAAGTGAAACCCGCTCCCTGTCTCGGTACGGGAATTCTACCAGCCGCCACAGCTAGACTATATCAACATGGTACCAGGACCCACTAAAGGCCAATTGCGAGTCATCCACACCGGCGCCCGCGCGGTCCGGCTGATCGACCTGGATGGCAGCGACGCCCGCTACCGCATGATGCTGCGCAGTGTAGGCGGCGTCGAGAGCGCCATCGAGCTGGATAACCGCGGCGTCGAAGATGTGATGGCTGTGCTGGAGGACATGGGCTTCGACGACCACCCCAGCGGCAGGCGTTACTGGCGAACCAAGATCGAGCGCCGCGGGTCGTGCTGCTGCGAGCGCATGGCCCACAAGATCCACGCCCTGGCCAAAGAGCCTGGGCAAAGATATGAGCTGGGCGCGCTGCCTCCGCTTCAGCGTCAAGCGGACTAATATTGTCGAGGCGCTCTACCCGAAAGAGGCGTGGAACCTGATCGAGATGTTGAAGGCGGTCGGCGAGCGGGGCCAGCCTGACGCAACGGCGGGGCATTCTGGGAGTGGTCAGTTGGGAGGCCATTGACTGCGTTGGAGAGAATGTTCGTTGTCGTCGCGAGCATCCCATTGCTCGCCATGCCCTTCCGATTTCCGATGCTGATCAAACGCTCATCAATTACTATAAGTCGAGCATTTAGGTTTGCCTGCGCCGCGCCGCCGCAACGGAAGTTTTTCTAAAGTCGCCACGCCTCGCTCGCCAATCCCGCCTTTTTCTAATCTCGCAACTTTTTGCCTGGCATGACGTAACTCTTGGCGCCGCATGCCCTAGCCGTTCATCCATATCCAGCCGTGTTTTTCTAAGTCCACCTGCCCGCCCACACCGGATGCAAACGCCGTCGCCAACTCCCGCCCTTGACGTGGGCGCGTTGGTCGACGCATTGCTCCAGGGGAAGCTGACGGCAGAAGATGCCGCACGGCTGGCCGCGGCCGGCGATGAGATGAT